CGTTTTGTATGGAAGGATAGGGTAAATAACGTGCTCGTTTGACAAACACATTTTTACCCTCTACACATGAATAAAACTCAAGAACATGTCCTACCGGATACAATACAAGTGCACAAACAGGTTTCTGTGGACAACCTTTTATTCCCGAATATCTGGATGATTGCATTGCATACAAAGGAGAATCTTCGGTTATTACTTCATTGACAGAACGGCTCCAATCACTCATTTGGAAGGTAAGCAAACGCATAAAATCATCCGGAAGAATAGTATATCCCATGCCGATGCCAACCGCTTGTTTCCAGCCTAAGTTCTTAGCAAAAGGTTCACCGGAATCCAGCAAATGAATAGGAGCACTTTTTTCCACGGAACTGACCGCATCCACTATTTTGTTAGTTATAATCTGGTCAAGTGTCAGAGTTTCCATATCTAAAACATTAATCAGTTGGTCCCCAACCTCATTTTGGTCAATGGCAATACGCACATCTTTCACGAGTTCGCTTACATTGTATTCCATATCTTCCCTGTTAGATACCGGAGAATTCGATATTTTTAGATTCTGCAATAGCCTTGATAGCCTTTACAGTTTTCATAGTAGTACGACTAACCCCGAATGTATCTGCTAAATAATCTTTCGCATCATCCGGGCATGTAACAGTAATTACAGTTTTAGTGTCATCGTCTGCACCAGTTTCACCATCTTCGTTATTATCTTTATCAGCACCTGTTTCATCTACCGTTGATTCATTCACTTTGCCCTTCTTCTTTTTTTCAGCAGGCTTCTCTGAGAACTCTTCCGGACGTAATTTAAACAAACGACCAAAGTTATGGTGCTTCTCAATCGCAATCTGAATATTCTTATCACTGGTAATGAATATACTACCACCGCCACTAGTAGGAGTAAAACTCAAATGAGCACTTTTTTCACCAACTAACACACTAATAGAAATATCTGATTTTGAATAATATGTCTTTGTTTCCATAAAGTTATTATTTAAATAAAAAGGGAGCACTCCGTAATGAAGTTGCTCCCTTTGTTGATGTTATTAATTAAGCAGCGGGAGCTTGTGCAAGCTTCATGCGGGCATGTGCTTTCGCATAACGTAAATACAAACAAGCTACTTCTTGAATCACAACAGCATCAGTGTTACGTACTCCAGCCTTCTTCAAATCAAGAATGTTACGGCTCCAGGATACATGAGTCTTTTTAGTCAAATACTCAGGGTCCATGGCAAACCCACAATCACTCATACCATTAGCATCAAATAATTCATGATGAATAGTAAGTACTTCTCCAAAATCCGTATCCCAGCTCTTAAATTTTAGATTCCATACTTCAACAGTATCTTTCAGGCGAAACTTCTCACTCTTAATCTTAGAAAAGGCAGATAACATATCGCTTCCACACAACAGAATCTTTCGCTTATTACCTATTCCTGTCCCAACAAACAGATCCTTCGTAATATCCACTAGATTCTCATCAGAAATTTCAGCACATTTCTTCTCTGCATTCCATTCTCCCACTTCAATATCCTTACCGGCCATCCACCAGATACCGCCAGTAAACCAAGTAATCATACCATCCTTTGTAACGTGTTTGATTGCTCTCTTCACACCAAACAAGAATGTATTTTCCTGTGCCAGCCTCATATCATAAATACCATCTTCTTCTATATCGCTAAATCCCCAATCTACTTCTTTTGCAGCAATTTTATCAAATGTAGACTGCTCTACCTGAATCATAAAGTTCTGGCAATATTGCATCTCAGCAGTAGGAATATTGTTGAATCGTCCCGTCTGTACATCCAGCTCTCCACAAGCCTTTCCCATTCTTACAAGAGTAACCCCCTTGGCAATAGCCGGCAACCAAATAGTTTGCTTATTACCATCTGCTACCCCATTCACTGCAAAAACAATAGGCATGCTAGTACTTTGATCACGCCCACATACACATAATACCAAATCCTGTTCTGTTATATCTGCACCTTTTTCATCATATCCCGGTACTCCTACGACACGAATAGTATCATCTAATGTAAACATGGCAGGATCATCCACTTCCAGTTTCACACTAGCACCTGAAATCTGTTTAGCTATATCTGCTTTCAACGTAGTCTTAATAGGGCGTGTACCAACAGAATAGTACTTTACTTCGAACGAATCAGAAGACTGTGCTTTTGCATAACGTGAAATCTGATCAATAGGCGTAGCCATCGGGCGGATCTTGATAATACGCTTATCAATATCCTTCGTATATAGTTCAGCATCACCGTCCTCTCGACCTTGTGTCTCAGTAGCTATACCACCAGGGGAGCCACTATTTCCATCCCCGGAAGCCGTAACACCAGCATCTGGAAGATTTGTGGCATCAGCCATCATCACATGACCAGGTGCACCTGTAAAAAGTGCGACCAATGTAAGCATCAAGCCTACAAGAAATTTAAAGTTACTTTTCATTTTTAATTCAATTAATTATTTGATTAATAATCAGTTAATTCATTTGTATTATCTTGAATACCGTCTCTCACCACCACGCTCGTAGATATTTGCATTATTGTCATCATATCTGTCCAAAACCCCTAAGTCTTGTTTCTTTTGCGGTACTTTAGGCGAATTGTTCTTTCCGCTTAGATTTGCCGGCATTCCATTTTGTGGCTTTTCCTTACGAAGTTTCTCTTCAATCTTAGTATTTTTACCTCTTGTCTCCGCTTCAATAGCCGCCTGTTCGACATCAGCATCATGGTTTAATGCAGCGAAAACCATCTCCAATGTTTCCGGGGTAATCTTGCCCAAAATGAAATCACTGGCAATGGAAGAAAGAATTTCCATTCCTTTGTCTATTTCTTCATCGCTAAAGCCTTTTTCCTTTTGATATGTTTCCAAATCAGAAAGAGACTGGCTCAGATTCTTCTCATATTGCTCATCCAGTTCCTTTGATTTTGCCACTCTTTCCACATATTCCTTATTAGCTTCAGCAATGGCTTCCATCTTCTCCGGATCATCAAGAGCGTCTTTTATCTCACTACCAAACTGACGTACAAGTTCTATAGTCGGGTCACCGCCTTTTCTCCAGCTAGTCAGAAATGAAGCAGAACGTGGATCGGCAGCGAACATATTAGAAAGCTCTTCCTCACGCTTTTTATAACCGTTAATGCCATTTTCCAATTCATCGTAATCATCGTTAATTCTGCCGTACAATTCTTCATCGTCGGCAAGCGGCATATCAGGATATTTACCTCTCAGACGTTCTAAAAGGGAATCTCTTTTACTTTTAACTTTCTGTTCTTCAATATTTTCCATATTATTCGGTACTAAAATGAATTACACATACGCAAATGTACTTACCCGGTTCCACCTAAAAACTTTATCTATTAACCGCCTTTTAGTAAATTTGTAAGGAAACATCAGAGATAACCGATTGATATATAAGGGACATGAAAACTAAAGGATGCGATTTTGAATACGCCGAACAAAGAGACAGGGAACTTATGAAAGCATACCGCGATCAGTTGGAAAGCTGCAATAAGATACACCTTCCTGATGTGCTCTCAAAGACTGTAAACACCTCTTCCACCCGCTTTTGGGTTAGTGAATCAAGAGCTGCTATCATCATTGGGAAAATGTTTCGTGGTGAATCTATCAACGGGATGAAACCCATGAAAATCGAGATGTTCAACGAGATATTCCATCGGGTAAAAAAGCTCCGGACTGCCAACCCCAAACGTTCACTGAATGATTTGGTATGTGAGGTAGTCAATACTCCTGCACCCAAATTCTACCTTACACCGGAAAGTGCCAAGATTATTATTTGCCGAATAAAGAAAAAATGGTTGGAAGAACGAAAAAAGAAATTACAGCACCTCTTTTATTAACTATAGCAACCGCTATATTGTATATATCCGGTGCATCACCTTCCACGTTCGGAATGTATGAAGGAATGAATTGGTATGCCCGTTTCACATATCAATTTCTCCATATATCTATCTGGCATCTATTAATCAACATGTGGAATCTTTGGGGTATCACAACTACATACAAGATACGAATATGGCATTTGGTTACCGCATATCTTATATCAGCATCCCCCTTTTTCTATGGAGATATCCCCACTGTCGGTTTGTCCGGCATGTGCTTCTCTCTCATGGGAATCATTTGGTATCAAGTACTTCATACAAAGCTATACCATTGCTGGATATTAGGTTTTATATTCATAGGCTTTCTCTTTCCTGGAACCGCTGCCCGGCTTCATTTATATTGCTACTGCATTGGCTTTATCATAGGATGGCTTAATAAACCTGTAAAGTATGAAACCGGAAATTAGACAACTCATTGAAGAGAATCTCCGAAGAAACAAGGATATTCATCGTATATTTAATCCTGTAACCGGAGAAGGCTCATTTCTTGAACGGACTAAAGTTCATATGGACGATTTTCCAATCAAAGACATGTGGCTTCCCAAAGATATGATGAAAGTCCCTTTGGTTCATCAACTCATAGAGAATAATGGAATAAGTGGCTTCATACAATCCCTGTATGATGATGAAGACAATGATGAAGAAATATCCATAGATGACAGAGAAAAAGTAATTCGTCAGTTTATACGCATACGCTGTAAATACGACTTTCCTTTTTGGGCATATACATTTGCCAAGATAAAGAACAAAGATGGTGGAGACGACATACCATTCCGTCTCAACCGTCCTCAACGCAAGTTGATAGAGAAACTGGAACAAATGCGTACCGCAGGAAAACCGATACGCCTTATACTCCTGAAAGCCCGCCAATGGGGTGGCTCAACGGCCACACAAATATACATGGCTTGGTTGCAGCTCATACATATCACTGGATGGAACTCTAATATTGTAGCACATGTAAAGGATGCATCTGCCGAAGTAAAAGGAATGTTCGACAAGTTAATTGATGCTTATCCTCTTTGGATGCTTCATGACGAAGGAGATGCTTACAATGAGAAAGAGTCAAAACAGGTAGGTGTGAATGGCACCCAAAACATTAACTATATCCCCCAACGAAATTGCAAGATAAAGATAGGCTCTGCCGAACGACCTGATTCTGCACGCGGTGGCGACTCGGCACTTGTACACTGCACCGAAGTTGCTTTCTGGAAAAAGACAGAGGGGAAAACACCGCAAGCAATTATCCGATCCGCTTGTGCCGGCACATCACTTAAACCATTAACATTGATTGTTTATGAATCAACAGCAAACGGCACAGGAAACTTCTTCCAGGAAGAATATGATGCCGCCAAGAACGGAAAAAGCCAGTTTGATTCATTATTTGTCGCATGGTTTGAAATAGAACGTTACTCTCTCCCGGTAGATGATTATGAAAAACTTGCGACTTGGCTCTGGGTAAATCGTAACAATGCCAATTCACCGGACAACCGTTCCGAATCTGGTCAATACTACTGGAAATTATGGAAAATGGGAGCTACATTTGAAGCCATATCCTGGTATATCATTGAACGGAAAAAATACAATGACCATGCTGATATGGCTGCCGAATATCCATCTGATGACGTAGAAGCATTCAAACATTCAGGTGCCAAAGTCTTTGATGAATACAAAGTAGAGAACTTTAAGAAAGGATGTAAAGCCCCCAAATATATCGGTGATATTTACGGGGATTCCATTAGTGGCAAAGATGCGCTAAAAGACCTTAGATTCTCAGAAGACAAGCAAGGATTATTATGGATATGGGCACTCCCTGAGATTGATGATGAAGAGTATATTACAAACAGATACCTTGTTGTTGTCGATATTGGCGGCCGCTCCAACAAGGCTGACTGGTCTGTAATTGCCGTATATGACCGCGCATGGATGATGGAAAATGGTGGAAAACCAATTATTGTAGCACAATGGTATGGACACATAGACCATGACTTACTGGCATGGAAAGCAGCACAAATCGCCAAATTCTATGATAATGCACTACTGGTTATTGAATCAAACACCCTCGAAACCAAAGACAAGGAAAGACAGGTAGACGGTGACCAGACATCATTCATCCTCAATCAGATTAAGGATGTATATGATAACCTTTATGCACGCCGGAGATCAGAAGAAGAGATACGCGAAGGGGTTCCTGTCAAATACGGATTCCATACCAATGTACAAACCAAACCAATGATCATCTCCATGCTAGTCATGGTAATACGCGAAGGACTTTATGTTGAACGGGACAAACGGTGCCTGGATGAATATCTGACTTATGAAAGAAAACCTAATGGAGCATTTGGTGCAATCATTGGTAAACATGATGACTTACTAATGACACGGGCTATAGGGCTTTATATCTGTTATCGTGAAATGGATACACCAAGAATAATCAGACGGCCAAGGCGTACATCATCCTATAAACGAAAAAAACCGCAAACAGCGGCTACCATATAGAGATTATAATATTATTTGTAAAACGTAAAATCATTGAATTATGAACATCTTCAAAAAACTTGTAGCTTACACACGCTGGTATTATGCTATTAAAAAAGCTGATTCAGAACACGAAAGAACCGGAGAGCGCTATTATGTAATAGCAGGTAATGGAAAAGACTTGGTTGTAACCGACAGGAGAGTTTTCAGAAAGCTCAAACAGAAAGGCTACATTTCCCGGCAAGCTAACGTGAACGACATGATCCGTGAATGTTTTTATTTCACACCTTACAAAAACGGTGACGGTTTCATCACCAAAGAATACCTGGCCAGAAAAAGAGAGCAATATTTTTCCTATTTGAAAGCATTGGCCAAGAAAGACAAAGCACAGCAGCGGAAGCAGACAAACAAAAAGAAAGCGGCGTAATAGCCGCTTCTCATAAATGCTCCATTCTACGACAATGGAGCATTTATTATGCAGCAGGTTTTATTGCCTGGCTAGCCATATTTACAGCCTGCATATTTGCACCTTCCTGCACCTGTGCTTTCAGTTCGGGCGACAAAGCACCTGGTATCTGCCCGTTTTGTATTTGCTCCTGTTGGCTCTGAACGCTTTGCAGTAAATCATCCGCGAATGGGAAATCACCATGTTTGAGTAATTGTTCCAGTGAGATCTGTCCGGCTCTCCAAATTTCCATTAAGAGATCATTCGCCAATGTTCTGTATGCAGGAGAATTGGCACTTTCAGTTATAGACAAGTCAAACTCCACATCTCTTACCTTCTTATGATCATATTCAATTTGGGTACCTGTTTTTCCGGCTATATTAAACACACGTTTGGAATCATAAAACTGCTGTATATTCTTTACATCCTTATAAGCACTGTCTATGATAAACATAGAAAAAGAATCCAATAAATCCAGCAATGACGTCGTTGCATTCTGCGCTTCCTGTGCGTATTTACTTCCACTCGTTCCTGCATATCCGGGCTTACCTTGCAATGCACCACTTACACCGGATATATCTTCAAAAAACTGTAGCTGTATATTTAATAATTCGTGGATACCGATATTAGTTGCGTTATTGCTAACTTGTTTAGGCATTTCAACACCCGGTTTGGCTTTTATCGCAATGACTCCATTAAAACGCGCCCATTCTTCCGCAATATCTTCCATACTTTTATCTTCCGGCAAACATTCTTCTGGAAATAGCAATACGCCCTTAGCAGAGGCGCGCATTATCCAGTCATACAATGTTATCAGTCGGTTCACGTACCGCTGCTGGTCTATAACATCACTAACAAATGAATGGGGTTCGCCATCAATAAAAGGATAGATTTTAAAGACATATGGATGACTTTTATGTTCAAACGGAGTTTCCCCCTCTTGAAGAATCTGCCCGAAAGGAGTAAGAAAATAAAAGTACCAGTAGTCATCCATAAACCACTCGGCTTTAATCAGAGGAATATCTTCACGTTCCATACCTGCCGCCAAACCTTCCTGAATACGTTCTTCATTGATTGTTTCGACCATTTGACCGTAATCCTCAATATCTATTTTATAATAATCCCCATTCAGATAATCATGGCAACGATACCTCGGTTTACTCTCTTTTCTCCATATTTCTATAACACGACACATTGTCGTATCATAAGGGCACATAAAATCTATATTCTTCAAGGAAGACTGACCAAACTGCTGGCAATTAGCAATCACATATTTCTTATTTCGGGCATCATGATATATCTCTTTCAGACGTGCAACATCTGCCGGAGTATCAGCAAACGTCTGACATACTTTCTCAAAGGATAAGTCATGTATTTCACCTATAAAAGAACAATCCCACCCACGGAAGTCACGCATGGCATTGTCTACAAAGAAATTATTGGGGTTGACATAATCAGTCCAGCAATCACATTTATCATTATTCCATCCCCACCACTTGCGATGTACAATCATTCCGCCTATTAAGAAGTCTTCAAATGTCCTTGAATTAACTTCCTGCATCCGGTTCAGTTGCCAGTTGTATTGCAGGATGGTGCTCATTGTTTCACCTAAACGCTGCTCATCCCGGTCACGGGCAACGCAAGTCGGCTCTTTGCTTTGGCTACGATACACACCAAGAACGTTCCGGACTAGGCGACGGATAAGGTTATTCTTTAGAGGAATACTCCCTTGTGACTGGATATATGCTTCCTCAGTCATCGTTTGACCATCCACAGTAACCATATCAGACCACTGTTTGCCAAATGTGTAGTTTTTATTCCGTTCTCTCTCACGTCGGAAATTACTAAGGTTATTCCAATACTGTTGCGCCTGCAACAATACATCAAAAGCCCTTCTGTCTTCATAGTGCCGTTTCTCAACAGCTACTGAGTCCAGTTCCTTATTTGTCAACCTTGATAAAGGTACAAGTTTTCTCTTTTTTGCCATAGATATGTTTTTGGGCAAATCTACCAATCGAACTGCAACTGGCTATTTTATGTATTAACAGTGTAAAATGAAAACTCCCCGCCATCATAGCGGGGAGATGATTAGTAATACTTACGGTATATATTATGCTCTTCTCTATGACTATCAATATAATCAGCCAAAGCAAACGGGTCATCATCCAACTCTTTCAGTTTCCGACGATGTTTATCAGCAATCTTCTTTTCATCGTCGGACTTCTTTTCATCGTCCGTCATGTGAAAACGTTCATACTCCTTTTCAATATCCTTTTTTCTACGTCTGGTCAAGTCCTTAGTTCCTGGCACCCATCCTTCCCATGAATCATGTTTGGATATGTATTTATTTGCCCTGGCAACCTTCTCGGCAAAACTTGCTACCGATTCATCCTTATACAGTTCTTTCGCCACAGCGGCCCGGTTACTCTTTGGTGAATTAAGCATATACATGAAGTCTATCATCTTATCATCACTTAATGCCCCATCACGAGCCAATCCTTCAACCCCTAAATAAATGTTACCGAGAACTTCCAAGTCCACACCACCGTACCTTGAGACTCTTTCCATTGTACTGAAAGCAATCTCCGGACTAATCAAACCATATTCATCAACAGCAAATTTGACTTCCTTCATAAACTTGTCAAGCTCATCATAGACAAGAAGAGGATTCATGCCATATCCACTGGCTATTGACTCCAGTAAATTACCGCCTGGCATACCTTTTATCGGAGAAGTAAGGAAGAAAGATATTCCTTTTGCCAAATCATTATCGTCATCATCCCCATCTCCTACAAAAAAGCCAAGCAGACCTTTGCTGCCAATATTCCATAACAGGTTCATTCCCCAAGCAAACAAAACGGCCTCGAAAGCTGTTTTCTTATTCTCATTCAATAACTTCCTGTATGCCTTACTAGAAGCCTCATCTTCATTCATACCTTCTTGCACATACATATCCGTATAATTCTTTTGGAGTTCCTTCCATTTCAAGGAGCGCGTCAAATCATAATAAGCAGCCAATACTTTTCTAACATAACCGATATTAGAATTCTGATAGGTAGTTATCATTCTGTCCATTATTGAACGACTCATCTGCATTGGAGAAAGAAATGCCGGATGAGAAGATTGCTGTGTTTGATTATAATAAATATCAGCATCCATCAATGCCTGATTACGCGCCTCATCCTCAGCAAGTCCCTGTTTAACCAACTGTCCATATCTATAGTCATAGATAGATTTAGCACCTATAGAACAAGTGACAGCATCCACCAGCTTGTTAGGAATCATACCAGTCTCAATGTATTTATCAAGATACTTACTGATACTTCTCTCTTCCAGCTTCTCATTACCTGCCGTACCTTGGAATACTCTTTCCCTGAATGATGGAATATTATCCATACACCATTTAAAGGTTACAGGCATCTTCGCGGCATTAACAAGCAATGACTTCATATATATCGGACTTTGAGAGTATCCCCAAAAAGCTGGCGCAGAAAGCACCTGTTTCAAAGCGGTACTAAGTCTCCATGCTATATTTCCACCAACTATACCTTTTGATAACTTTCCCAAAACTTCATCCATAAATTTGTTCTGATCCGGATGATAAGTTTTGGTTGCCACCGCTGCCGCATCGTAGAAATTATGAAAACTACCTCGCGTATTGGCATCCAACTGATTTCTGAAAGTTGTATTGCTTAGTACTGCATCCAAATCCCTACGGACACGTGCATAAGCATTCCATTCTTCCATTTGTCTGCCATGGTCAAACAAGACATCGAATGCATTCATTGTTATATCAACGGGCCGCGTATTTACTACACGTTTTATCAGGCTGCCGGCGCGTTCTTCCAATGTCTTTCTACGCTCTTTATCTTCAGACAAGTCGCTTTCCTGCCGGGTAGACTTCTTTACTATCCGAAGAGGAACATAATCTTTGATATCCGCTAAAGATGTTCCATACATTTCAAGATACTTCGCATTATATTTTTCACGGAGTTCCGGCAAAAGTTCTTCCTGTATCCAGTCTGCAAATTTGATATAGTCATTGCCAATAAAGTCTCTTATCTCAACGATAGATTCTTCATCAAAACCTTGCATCTCCAATTTCGTACGACCATCATTCATTTTCCATACCTGATATATATACATCGCCTGCCCCTTGCTTAATGGAATTTCATATTTCACTCCATACCCACCGTCTATTTTGCTTTTAGTATCGACGATATGAACACCGGAGCTGTTCACAGTCTTATCACTCAATGTCCAGACTTTATCGTACTTTTCCCCAAATATCTCTTTTGATTTATTATCAAGACGGTCGCGCAACTCTTCCATGCCAAGCACATAAGTATCATACGCTTTCATCACCCCATCTTTACCAGCAACAAAGTATTTATATAAGAATCCATCCTTGCCCAGTGTCTTTGTGTTCACCCGTTTACACATATACTCGAAACTTCCTAAAGGAGCCGAGAAAAATTTCTTCAACACACCTTCTTCTGTTGATTTCTTATCATATATGTCTATTGGTTTACCATCTACAGTTTCAATGGCCCTGCCAATAAGCCGGCATTTCCTCTTAATTTCTTCTTCTGTTCGACGTAAAAGACTGTTTTTACCGTTAGAAATTAATTCTTCCAGTTGTTCAATGGTCATTTGAAGCTGCTTCACCTGCATAGCCCTCGTATCATTAATCAACCTTTCCAGGGCTACTACCTGACGTCTATTCTCATTAATAGTATTGTTTATTTGACGTCGTTTGTTTTCCGAAGGTTCCTTCATCCTATCCTTATATAAATTAGAATTATTCAGATGCCTTTGCTGAATATCCAATTCAATGGACTGTATTTCGAAATCATGGCTTTTATTCATTATTTGTCCGCTAATGATATTCAAAGCCGCCATTCGTTCACTATCTCCCTGGGTCCATACAGTTTCCCCTTGGGCTGCTCTGTCCATCTTCTCATTCAGAGCGGACATTTCTTTTTCTACATCAATATCACTAGAAGCAGCTATTTGCTTTTCAAGCTCATTCTTTTCATCCCGTAATTCCTGAATACGCTCCTTATTCTCTTCGATAATCTTTCTTGATTGGTCAATAGCGGCCAAAGCCTCATCTTTAACGGAAATATCACTAGTATCCCGAATGGTTCCTTCCAAACGCCTTATTTCTTCCTGTTGCTTCCTGTTATCTCTTTTGAGATATAAAATATCATCTTCCAATCCGGATTTTTTTATATCAGATAACTTACCTCGAATGAATGAGAAAATACGTCTTGTACTATCATCGACATTCTTTGCAATAGACATATTTTTTCCGTTTACATCTTGCACCTTCAGAGATAACATCTTATCCATCATACGTTGCAGTTTACGGCTTTGGGCGGACAAGGCAATCCTCTTTACATTCATGAAAATCTTTTCAAGGGATTTCTTCGTTTTTGCGTTTTTCACCTGAAGCAAAAGCGAACTGAGTTCCCCCTTCCCTATCTCACTGATTATATCCGAACCAATCTCCTTTTTAATTTCTTCAATAACTTCATTAGACAGCTCTTCAGCAGTTATATGAGAATCAATCTTACGTTCCAAGGAAGAAATACGGGCATTTAACTCAAATATCCTTTTCTTGTATGCATCTAGCAAAGACGGATTCGACACCGAATTTTCATCCGGCTGTTCAGCAAACATATCCTCTTCGTCCGTATCTGTAGTTTCACGGAATCGCTCAGCACGAGTTCTATATTCACCAATTCCAAGTTTATTTCTCATATCTACATCTGCGGCAATCTCTAACGGATTATTCCGTTCCAGATTCTTCCGGCTTCTCCAAAGCAGATACCTGACGTCATTATCTGATAACTCCAGTGATATTCCCATCTTCCGAAGAAAATCTCTGAACGATGAGACAACCTTATCCCACCATGAAGGAATCTCATTCTTTTCTGCTTGTTCTGCAAGAAATTCATCCATGGCAATGGCTATATCACCACCATATTCACGTATAGCACCATCAGCTACTTTCTTTCTTACTTCAACAGGCAATTGACCGTATATTTTGACCATCTCATCATCATACGACTTTTCTCCAAACAACGCACGTAATCCCTTATGGCCTACTATCTCATGAAGAAACGTAGCCTTTGCATCCTCTTCTCCCTTAGCATTAGGCAAGTATATCACCACCTCACCGGTTTTAGTGTCAAACCATCCCTTCACATTCCGACCTTTCTCGATAGCCTTGCGCGCCGCTCCTTCCGGCAACTCGTCCAGGTTACGGACTATTTTCACAGGTGTATGGAGAGTATCGGATATCTTTTCAATCTCAGGCACAATCTGCTCATGTCCGGTTATAGTAGCATGGCTCTCATCAAATACCACATAGCTCTTCTTCGGAAAACGCTTCTCCTTTCCTCCCAAGTCATGCCGGGTGCTATATTTGTACCCCACATAACCGGCATCACTCAAAACACGGTTCACATCCATACCTTCCGGCATATTCCACGCCATCGCCATATACAGATTCATACCATTGGCTTTTCCGCCATGAAAATACCTGCTAAAGTCCACGTCCACACCTGCATCATGCAACCGTCCGGCTATTTCGAACATCTCCGCGGCATCGTGCACTTTGTCATAGTCCAAATAGTTCCCACCGTTGTCAGCGGGAATCTCCACCTCATACAAATGCTTTTTGCCAGCTATTTCCCTATTGCCAGCTACGCCGGCATATTCCTCGGCTATGCGTTTGTCCCGGGTCGTGTATATTCCTTTTCCAATCATGCTTTCGCCTTCACCCTCACCGGAATGTGACAAATTAAACTTATCAAACTCCGCACCGCTTCCATGATATGTCTTCATGGAATCCTCTCGGAATCTCACACCATTAATATGTGACGCATTCTCTACAGCTTCATTTCTTGAAGTTTCATCCCCCGCTTTATAGGTAAACACTTTTATTCCAGCCCCATTCATGGCATCCACAATATCTTTACTCGCATTGTCAGGAACCACAGCAGCCGCAAATTCATTCAGATAAACCGGACGTTCGAATTTTGTTTCAAAGTACATAGCAGGATACTCATTTCTGATAGCAGCCACCATATCAGACAACTGCCGTACATCTTCATCAGACAACTCCACTCCATACTCACGTTTCGCAAAACTTCGGGAATTGGGTTTGGTGGCAATTTCCTCTACACGATACAACCCGGTGTCATCAAAACTACTTGCATCCGGATTGAGTTTGAGTCCCAAATCGAAATAAACCTTTTCCCATTTCTCCCTGAACGCTTCTATTTCTTCATGGTTAGTGGTCAACTTTCCTTTCTGCTGACGAATTCCGTTCAATGTACCAACAGGCTTCATCAGTCCTGCCGCGAACTTGGAGAATGACCCGCCCCAGCCTGTCGCACCCGCCAAGCCTTGTTGTCTCATCATTTTAGACACATTTTCCAAAGTATGTGGGAGATAAACCCTGTTCCCACTTGGAGTATAACCCTTAAAGAGAACCTCTTTAATGCCATACTTATCCGCAAGATTCTCTTTCCATTCATTATACTCTTTGCTTAACTCTGCCGACTGACTGATTTTTTCCTGAACATCCCGCACAGTCTGATAAGTGTCAATGCCACCGGATTTACGTATATCCGACATTACTTCATCATAGAACCCTTTGACGGAATTATACTCATATCCATTTTCCTCTATATCTTTAAGGTTTTCTACCGCTCTCCTATAGACAAATCCTTTCTGAGTAGGGTTCTCATCTATCTTTTTCTGTAATACGCGTTTTCTTGTTTCTATATACTCTTCAAACTTAGCCCTGTCCCCGTCGAATTTTTCATCTATATATGCCTTCAGAATGGCAGCATTGCGTTCATCGTAATCGTCAATCGCATCTACCCCTGCTATCTTCTTCCGAATGTCCTCAGAAAATACTGGCTCTATTTTTCTAAGTTCAGGCGCTTCGCCCTTCTCATATAGAAACTGATAAGCAAGCGCGTTAGCGTCACGTCCTTCCATATAACCGTTCCATGCAGAACGCACATCCGATTGCATTTCTTTCGGCAATTTAGATATGTCATCATAGACACGTTTACTACCTTCATCGGTAAACTGCCTTTCTATCTGCGGATAAGTAGGAGTCCAGGCGTCGCCACTGAATGTACCGGCATTACGCCCTGTGTTCTTCGCTACCATGGAAGAAGGTAAAACGAATGATATCTCACCATATCCCTCATGTGACTGTTTGTCTATATCAATCACCGCTGCGCTCGGATTAGCAAAGCCGCCAAGTTTCAACGCTTTCCTCAACTTATCTCCGCTGATATTATGCAGTCCCACAAGAGACTTGCTTCCATCCTTTTCTTTCACCTCACGAAAACGAATATCCCCATCTTCATCAGAAAATGCTCCATTATTATCTGTTGCCGATTTTATCTGCATTGATTCCATTGCTATCCACACCCGATGTCTCGTACCATCTTTATCATTATACCGACCGCCACCAATATGAGCAACGCCGTCATAACCTAACGATACAGGTAAATCATATAATATCTCCTGCGCCTCACTTCTCGGGTACTCATTATATTCAAAAGATTCCAGAACACTCCTATAAATACTCTCGTTTGTCGCATCCTTACCTATTTCCACATCTATATCATCAGGTAACACATCTTTCCAGCCATCAGCAATATCACTGCTATTCATATCCAGTGGATGACGTATATTCAAGAATACACCGTACACCTGTTTATTATTACCTTTTCCTTTTGCTGTGTAAGATTCAGAAACTTCACGGTTATCTGTAAAGTAGGAGCCTTGACCGAACAAACCGAAATTAGAACCATACGTGTTGAATATTGTAAACCCACCGGCAGATGTTCCGTGATAAACAACCAGCGGCTCCCCGTTCTCATCCACAACCTTTGATGCATTCTTTGCATCATTCTCCCAATCTCCAAACCAATCCTTAAAAGCTTTTGTCCTCGTTTGAACCCACTGCTTTTGATTCAGATTTGTCGGCTCACCATTTGGAGCCTTCATGTAAGTTCCCTCTTCTTTTGCCTTAGCTATGATTAATTGCTCTTCATCCAGCTCTACTTTGCCAAGGTTCACACTCTTATACTCTGCAAAAGGTTTTGTTTTACGATGGGAAGAATCAATCCATTCTTTAAATGTCTCCTTAGATACGCCAGTGATATTTCCAAGTCCTTTCCATCCCGGAGAATAATTGGACAAATACGATTCTTTAGCCTCATCTATCGATGAGAAACCGTACATGACTTTATGTTCATCGAAAGAACCATCCTCATTCACTTGATCCACAACATATACGCCATTACCGGAATCTCCCAGAAACACATCTATATGATCACCATCTACACCCTCTGTTCCTCTGATATAGCCATAAGTGTTGTTCATGGTGACACTCCATGTATTACCGTCAGCATCCACGCCACTGCGTTCGCTACCTCTCGGATTTTCAATCGTTATATCAAATCCATCTATCTTTATATGGCCTTTCTTGTAATTTCCTGCTTCTTTCTGAGCATCTGTAGGATTAGTGTCTACTTTTTGCTCTTCCTTATGCAATGTGTGGGCATCATTAACACGACCAGCATAATCTAACAAAGATTCTCCTTCCATCCGGGAAGGAACATAAGTGTCAGGAACGCTTTCCTGATTACGGGAAGACAATATTAATTCTCTTCCGGATGGGCTACTTTGTAAAGTGTCATGTTCAGTACCACTGTTTGCATCAACTTGGCTGGATTCTTCTTCAGTTCTTCCAATTGTCCCGGCTGAAACAGATTCTTCTCCTTGCAGAACTGAGCTGCCTGGTTCGCGTACTCCAGATACTCCTTCTTGCTCATTGCTTTTACTTTCTGCAATGCTGCTTCCACTTTCTTGCGATGTTCTTCTGTCATTTTCCTGTTCATTTAGTATTCTATCTGCAAAAATAGACATAAATTTTTGGTATTCCTCATCGGAAATCATATTTGATTCTGTGAATAATTCGCCCTGCTCCCAGAGTTGATATTCCTCAAATGTCATATGGTAATTATCCTGAAACCATTGCTCTTTAGCTAACTCGTCAGCCTCAGCTTCTGCCTGCCGTTCTCGTTCAGCCATTGCTTCTCTGTTATTCTTTATATAATTAATCAATCCACCACGGGTACGAGCTGATGACAATACATCAAGAATAGCATTACGACCGGCATTAGGATCGTTCTGATCAAAGAAATTTGTTCCAGCCTCCAGGTCTGCAAGCATCAATTGTTCTCCCGCCTGCTCGATAGTCATCCCACCTTTCTCTTTCGAAGCAAACAAACCAAACATTTTTTTAGCATCCATATTGCCAAAGCCTGTCTCACGTTTATATTCACCATACAAAAGAGGCAGTTTGCCGGCTCCCAGCATCATAGCCGCAAGTTCTTCGCCATTCATAGGTTCACCCATGGCCTTAATTTCATTAGCCGTGGTATCACCCGGTTTCTCATAAAGAGTTTTCACATGTGCCTCAACTTCATTCCAGTAATCAACTTGTTTTTTCGCATCAGCAACCTGTTCATTCCATTGTTTCTTCTCTGCGAAGTATTTCGTTTTGTTTGCCCCTATTTTGGGCGGTTTACTATTTAATTTCTCATAAAGTTTAATAGCCTCATCTTTATTAGCAGTTATAATCCCAGTAACCTCTTCCTCTGTAGGATTATAAACTTCACCATCCATTTCTACCGGAGAAGTAATATCTTCAATAGTCATTTCCATCGGTACCTTATGGTATTGAAGATTTCCTTTTTCATCAACGGGAATTACAGGAACTTCATCCATTCCTTTTTGTACCGATACTGCATTTTCTTGCGTTTCTGAGGCTACCTCTTCCTGTACTGGCATTGCTTCCGTATCTTGCGGTAGTCCAGCCTGTGTTTGCGTATTATTTTCAATTGCATCATTCTCTTCTATTATGTCTTGCTCAGAAATAATAGGATTTTCAGATAAAGGCTCATTTGTCTCTACAGGAAGGCCGTCATCTCCCAGTTCCACTTCTGTTCCCGGCTCGATTTCACGCAGGGAATCATATTCATCACGAGGCATTACATCACTATCAACAATATTACCAGTCTGATCCAAAATATCAAAAGATACTTCCGACTCATTGGCTGAGGTAGCAGAAATAATTCTGCCATCATCAAGTATTTTCTTTCCTGTTGGCCGGGAAAGAGTTTCCTTCTGATACTGTTCTTTAAATCGTAGCATTCTTTCTCTGTTGACAAGAGCCTGAACTTCTTCTTTAGTAGTTTGTACCTCTTTGCCATCAACACCGGTTACTGTCACCAAGTCACCTTCTACTTGCTGGACTACCAGTTCTTCCCTGGCACCCGTTTCTGCATTCAAGATGTTATATGTATCACCGGGATTAAAGGGAAGCACGCCATTTATTTCAGCAGCAGCCTTATCAGCATAATCCTGTTTTATCTGCTCTGCTATTTGAGTCTTATGCTGTTCCGCATTGACTCCCGGCTGCATGGATTGGATATAAGCCGCATCAACCATTTCAAGATCACCAGTCTGAGCATCACGAATAACAATACTCTTGTCAGATTGCTGGTGATTAATTACACCATCTTCTCCTATGACTATGTTACCACCGATTACATATACATGTCGATCGTCTACTTTCATAGTAGCATTATATACGTTACCATCTGAATGTGTGTTCTTTGCAATATAGGCCATCCGGGTTTCAATCTCACCCTCCATACCATCACATACATTGTCTATCATTCCATCATACTGCGCTTTAGCATTCAGGTAGTCGGTAACCTGTGATATATATTGGAGAGAAGAATCATTAATCTCGCTTCTGTTCAATTGCATTAATATTTCTGACGGAGTATTACCATAACTATTTATGGTCGATATAACGTCTTCTTCAGTCATATCCGGATGACTCTCCATGATTGCTCCAATAGCTCCTTCCAGAGCTATCTTGGCATCATTCTTTTCTTCAGGAGTATTTAACCCGTAACCATTATCATAAGAGTTTTCCGTTTGTAGCTGGATTTCATTGACATCTCCATCGGTTCTTCGCCGGAGATCGGCAAGATTAGCTCCCTGAAAGTTTTTAAGCGAAGAAGCATATCTAATTGCAGCTTCCTTTTGTTCCGGCTTATATTCGTCGGATTGATAGATAGCAGATAAAACGGATGTTATATTGCTTTCATCAGCATCCTCAATATCATTTTTTACATCTTCCCAACCATTACCAAAAACACTTTCCGCTTCACGCTCTGCTTTTTCCAGACTTTTACGTGCTTTATACTTTGGAGTACGATAACCGAAAGTCCGTACCCCTGAAAGAAAGCCGCCCATCATTGAAACACCCAGCAAAGTATCAATATTATTATCCAAGTTGAATACTCCAGTAGTAGGATCTGTATCTAACGTTTGGTCTCCAATAAACAAAGCATTCAATGTACCACCGGCAACTTCTTCCGCATATTCACCTAAATTCCCATTCCATTGTGTTCTTCTTTCAAAATCCGTTATAGCCCTTCCCCAGTCACTCGCTTTAATTTCACCGATAAATCTGTTGACTTTACTTAGCCCAATCTTTTCCAACCCACGAGAAGCTGCTCCAGATATAGCATCAGTTAACGGTGAGAAATAACGACCCAACATTTCAGAATAGTTCTCAATGACATTTGCCCCATAAGCTTTCGCCAAAGCAGTTCCCAACGACTCTCCGGTTTCTCTATCGGCGTAGTGTATATAGCCATTTTCATCATAGTCATACCGAACATCACCAATCATTCGGTTCTGAGTATCGGCTACTACCCGACCCGAACCGGTCGTCGCGCTCATAATACCGGCACCTGCCAAATCTGATGCTGCACGCACAGCCCCCATCTCAATTTTCTTGATAGTGGTTTTCATGGCATCTTTCCCATATTTCTGAATGCCACGTTTCACTATTGACTTTGTGACGGTCTCTCCCAATCCTGACGCGGGGTTAATCATGAACTCCAACATGAATGGAACAGATTCAGCAGTAACCTGCCCTGCCTTATATCCACGTCCTAAATCACCGGCGAAGTTTTCATCGACCGCCATATCCACAGCAGCGGCATCAAGCAACAAGTTTTGCGAGTGCGATAACTGCTTTCCAGACTCTTTATCAGTAGAAGCAGTAAGAAGCGCACTTGTATCCAACATGTCTGTTGCACCGGCATCCCATGTACTTATATCAAAGACCTTTTTACCCAATCCACGCAAAAGGCCACCAAAGAAATGCGTTTTACCTTTTCGTGCTGATTCCTCTAAAACATCTTGGGCGTCATCCAGTTTATTGATTGTTGCATTCAAGTTCTTTGCTTCTTCATTAGCATAACGAGGACTGGAAGTATCAATTCCTGAACGGGAGAATTTTATCCCTGAAGACATATCCATCAATGAAGAAAGGAATGGATGGTCACGCTGAAACTTCATCTTTTTATCAAAGTCCTTATCATACACTTCCCCTAGCTGAGTATTCGCTTCTTTCCTGCCTTCTTCAATCTGCTCATTCAATTGTCCACGTATTTCTTGCTTGAAGTTCCGCTCCGCAACCATTCTTGAATCAATAGGAAGAGCCACCCCACCTGACACCACGCTATCCGGGTGAACTTTGGTACCTAATCCTGCATTCTCCAACAACTTGTCATCTGCAATACGTCTCTCAACCTCATCATAGAAAGAAGAATTTCCAATGAGCGTCTTACGTGCGTCAGGAGTTAATTTTGCCCAAGCATCATATTGCCGGTAAGTATAAGAGTTGTCACTACCTGGAATATCAGTTTCAACAGGAGAATCGGATAATACAGTTTGTGATGCCTCATCATGCTTAACAGGAAGAGTAGCTGCCATTCCTAGTCCAAGAAACTTATTAAAATCGTCAAAACTGTCTTTATAACCGGTCTTGTTCTTTAAGACATCGTACACTTTCGTTCTTGCATTCTCATCATTGTCTATGATTTTATTGAAGTCTTCAAAACTATCTTTATAGCCGGTCTTATCTTTTAAGACTTCATATACAGTTTTTCTTTTATCTTCCATTCTGTTTTACTTTAGTAGTGACCAACCATCCGTTTCATCATTCCCATTTAATGACCAACCTGCCTCGGAATCATTATTGCCATTCAAGCCCGCACTATTTCCCTCTTTCCATTTTCCAGTGGAACCAATAATAACATCCCTCATCTGCTTAACAGTAGGTTGTTTCCCTTCCATTTCCTTGAAATACCCTGCCCTTACTCCTTCATTATACATCTTAGCGACCTGGACATCCTCATTCATGTCGTAATATTGAGTTTCACCATTCGGCCCTTCATAACGCAGTTTGGGGAATTTAGTATTTTTATCAGTTTTCTTGGCGGGAGCTTTCTTCCAGGCGGCAATCTCTTCCAACTTATACCTATGTCCTAGGGCTAACAATTCTTTCTGATTCTTCGCACCGGCAGCCTGCTTTTCAAGGTCTTGTTTGCCTCTGGCATCTAGCATACCCATTTGAAAAGCATGATTAATTTTCTGCATAGTGAGTTCACGCTGATGCTTTAATTCGGCTGCCGCAACTGCTGCTTTTTGCCCTTCTTCATACCGTTTGTCTGCCAGCCTATCACGTCCTTCCTTATACGATTGTACCTTATCACGCCAGTTCATATTATCATCCATCTGGACAGCATTAAGATAACCGGCCATCCATTTATCACGTTCTGCATTACGCTGGGCATTCAATGAATCACGCCTTTTCTGATATGCAGCAGAAAGGGTATTTTGACCTGTATAGGCATTCGGAGCACCCTTAGTTGTAAAATAAAGATTAGACAAAGCAGAGATACCGTCCCCTATCGCTGATATAATTCGACGGGAACGGTCACGTTTCTTTTCCTTTGCCAATTCTTCCGGTGTCTTTTGCTCATATGGATTTAACATCTGAAACATCTCCGTATAACTAAGACGCTTCGGTTTTACCTCTTCTGGAGCATCTAAAGATTGAGTGGGTGCCTGCTGCCCCCGCTCTTGTTGTACTGCTTGTACAGGAGAAACAGGTGTCGGTAAGGGCTGTTTCAGCCTTGCTTGCTGTTCGGGCGATGTCTTTATTTGACCGGCGCCCAATATATCTGTCTTTGCATCCATATTCACTCATTTAAAATACGGAAGCAATACTGGATGCAGCACCGGTCACTCCTTGAATTGCGCCGACAGTGTTCTGAGCCTTTTGCATATAAAGTTGTTCCTGCTGTTGTGCCAGGCTGTCTTTTTGTGCCATATACTGTTGTTCTATCGCATCTTTACGAGCATCACCCTGTGCTGCTATCTGACTCATCGTATCAGCCAAAGCCTGGTTATTCGCTTCTTTTGCGGCTGCAAGTGATTCATCTGTACCGCCCATGACAGCTTGTGTTCCTGCCGCCTGTTGGTTGCGCTTTTTTATAGATTCATTCACCTGGGTAATCATCCGTTGTGCTGAGGCTCGCTGAGTAGGATCTTCATTATAACGACGATTATACCAGTCTTCATTATCACGTTTTCGTTCATTAATCGAATTCTGAACCTTTTTCATTGATTTCCTCGCACTAATACCACCGACAATACCACCGACAGCACTTAATCCTGCACCAATAATACTTCCTAACATATCTTATTTAGCTAAATGGTTAATTGATAAAATGATGGTGCTAAAGTAGAGCCTTATATTCGCTGCATAATTTTATGTATTAACAGACAACAGTTTTTGTAAATTTTGATAATAACAGAATAGAATGGGACTAAAGAAAGGACAGACAAATAACCCTAACGGGCGTCCGAAGGGTGCACAAAGTGAAGAGAAGAAGGAACTTCGCAAGCTAATCAAATCACTTGCGGAAAAGAACTTTGATGAATTTCAGAAACGGATGGATATGATTGATAAACCGGAATTGTATTGCCGGGTATATATTGATATGATTAAGTTCGTACTTCCTTCTCTCCAGTCTGTTATGTTTGATGATGTTACGGATAAGAAGAAATCTATTGAAGATAAATTATCAGAGCTATCCAAAGAAGCAGGTAAAGAGTAGAAATATAAATAGGTAGCCAAATAAGCTACCTATTTATATTTTTCTATTTTAACTTTTCCTCTAATGCATCAAAAGCATCATCAACATTCTTCGCAAGCACCTTTGCATAAATTTGCGTCGTTTGAATATTCTTATGCCCCAACATTTTACTAACAATCTCAATAGGAACACCATTTGCTAATGTAATAGTTGTGGCGAACGTGTGACGGGCTACATATCCAGTAATCGGCTTCTTTATTTTAGCTAATGCCCCAACAGACTTTAGATAGATGTTGTATTTCTGATCACACGTGATTGGCAGTACAAAATTATACTTCCTCAATATCTCCATCGCCTTTGATAGCAATGTAATATTATAAATCGTTCCCGTTTTCTGTCTATAGTCACGAATCCGAAACTTACCATTTATCTCTTCAATCTCGGTGAAATCAAATCTTTTTAGGTCTACCGGAGCAATTCCTGTATAACAAGAGAATACAAATACATCTCTCGCCCTTTCAACAGTAGGTTCTTCTATCACACATTCTTCAATAGCTTTTAGCTCATTTGGACTCAGATAACGCCGATCATCTGTTTCCCCTTTATCAAGTCTGATTGAATCATATGGATTCTTCTTTATGAGATCAAGAGCTACCGCTTCACGAATATATGTTTTTAAATGCTTATGGTAGTTATATACGGCAGACACTTTATTACATTTTTTCTTTGCAAAATCGTCCCACATTTTAATCGCTTTCGTATCAACGTCCGAAAAAGAGTGAATGACATCAAATTCACGCAATAAACGTAAAACGCACATAGCACGTTTTTTTGTTGATTCGCTAACATTTCTTTGTTTAATGCGCATTTCCATGAATGAAAGGAAAGAATCATCTCCATTGGCTGTATTTAAGTGCACATCCAACTTTTCGAAGCTAAACTCTTCATGTTTTCGCTGTAGTGAATTACAGAACTCGTTAATATCACGAATCATATTATCAATTCTCTCGTTTAGCTCGATTGAATCTGTCCTGTTACGTACCTTAGTTTTATCTGTCCACTGTTCACTTGTCACTCGTACTCCAGTTGATAGATACTTCTTCTTTCTTTCGAACAGCACTTCAATTTGTACAAGTGCCTCTTTTTCCTTTGTAGCTGACTTTTTACGGTCAAACACTACACGCCATGTTGGATACTTCATACTTAAAAAATTGGTAGAACAGCCGGTAGAACACTTGGTAGATTCCGGTAGAACACAAAGGTAGATAATTAGTAGAACATTTATACCGTTTCATGCATGAATATTTATGAAATAATATGCATTCTAGCAAAGTGAAAAATCACGTATCTACTTGAGTTCCACATAACTAATTGATATACAATAAAAAAGAGGTAACCATAGTTACCTCTTTAAGTACACCCTCAGGGGGTAAAATTG